TGCCCAAACCTCCCGTGTATATGAGGTCAACTAGTCCCTTTTTACTTACAATCCGAACATACCTCTGTTCCACTACAGTTACATCCAATCACTAAGGCATGCTGTAGAGTCCTTTTCTTGTAGTTGGTGTACCAGAGTTCAGGCATCTGTGCTAGCATCACATCATTCGCATCCATTTCCTCTTCCTCTTTTGGAGGTTGCCAGAAACCCATCCTTGCTAACTCCTCTGATGTATAACAGCAGTCACAAACAGTACCACCACAATCCGAGCAGATGTTCCATTTACTTTTGATGAATGCTTCAGCCTTCTCTTTTGTCTCAAAGATCTCAGGTTTCCACTTATCCAGGTTGGCTGTGACATCTGCCATAGATGGCTTCATATCCTTTGGTACATCTTTCGCAGCGATGTAGATTACCTTACCGCTGATTGCGTTCGTGTAAGTGATGATGCTCCACATAATGTCCTCTTCCTACTTGACCTAACCACAGCCCGAAGGCTGTGGCTCAATTTTTTAGTTTCATTAGAGTTGGTGCTCCTACTCACACCCTTGCGGGTGGAAATCTCCGAACCCGGAGCAGGGTTCACTCTAACCGCCTCTTTTTATTTGTTTGGTTTCCGTTTTCAATTTTCACTTCTCCGCCTCCGCCTTCGCCTTTGCCTTTGCCGCCTCCATCTTCTGCCTCTGCCTCCAGATGCCACTGCTCCGCTTTACATCTTCGGCGACCTTTTCCCAGGTATCCATCTCCTTCACCTCCGCAGGTTTGATGTAGATGGTCTCCACCTCCTTGTGCTCCTCTGTGCCCTCGGGCAGGTCGCTGTTGACGTCATCCAGCCAGTCCCGCTCCTTGAGGTCGGCGACCAGGGCGTTGTACTTAGCGGTCAGGGCGACCAGTAGGTTGTATTGCGTCATGCGAAGGTGCTGGATGTTCTTGCGGGCTTCCAGGTATTCCTCGGGCTTGAAGCCAGGGCAGAAGTCGCCAGGGTCGTCCTCGTCCTCCACGGGGTCGGTCTGGCACTCCATCTCCTTGGTCTCCTTGGCTGGGGCAGGGGCGACCGCAGGAGCAGGCACGCCCTCCTTCTTGTTCTTCTTTGCCGTGAACTCTTTGATCTTCGCATCCACCGCCTTGATGGCTTCGGCGTGCGTTGCCTTCTTGAGTTGGTAGGTGTGGTTGATCATGCGGACATAGTCCACATCCTTGCCCTCCAGGTACTTTTTGAGCACTGTCTTCGGGTCTGCCTCCAGGGCGAGCAGGTATGCCTTTGCGACGGCGAGTTCCTTGAGGATGCGGTTGTAGTCCACCTGCCTCTTTGCGACCTCCATGTTTTCCTCGTGACCGATTACGTTTTCGTTCTGGGCGGGGTTCATGTCTGCTTTTGGACTGCCGGGAAACAGGGCGGCAGGGCATTCAATTTTATAGCCCGCCGTCCCCGGACATCAAAGACCCCCCCCTTGGGTCTGATGTCGTGTGATGTAAAACTGGTTGATGTCGGGGGACATCATAGCGACTTTGATGTCGTGGGACGCAGGCACTAAAATTTGAAAGCCCGCAGCCCGCCTGCCCCGGGTCAAGCGGACGAGAGTAATATGGACATGCCCAACGAAAACATGCCTGTAATTCAGCACGAGCAGGTAATCCCTCCCAAGGTGGTGGAAGCCTGGGAATGTATAATCTGCTACGAGGGAGGGAAACGCACGGGGCAGATCACGATCGCCTGCGGACATACAATCTGCCTCGGGTGCTATACCTGCGAAGTCAAGCGGGTCGCAAGTCTCGGTCAAGAACTCAAGTGCCCGTACTGCCGTCAAACGGTTCGGCTGACCGAGGGACCTTCCAAGGAGGAGCAAGACAAGATCAACAACCACATCCGGGTCATCCAACTGGATAACCACCGGCTGGCAGGTCTCCAAAAGCAGATGGAGGACATCCAAAAGCAAATCGCCGACCGCAAGGTCAAGGTTCTCAAACTCGCCACAGATACCGGAGCCGATATCGCACAGGTCCAAGCAGAGGTACTTCTGCTCCACGCCCCAGCGATGCCCGCCCCGCCAGCAATCCCGCAAGCTCAGCCCGCCCCGCAGATGGCTGGGGTTGTGGTCCACATGCCTCGGGTTCCGCAACCCGTCCCGCAGATGCCCCCCGCACATGTGCCGATGGACCATCCCGAAAACGGAGTCCGATGCCCTGGCTGCAGAACTCAACGTCCCGTCCAGGATGTCCGATACCGCCACGTGCCGATGGAGGACGGGGAGGTTCACCGCCTCAAGAGATGCGAGCGATGCCTGCTGATCGCAAAGAGGGCAGCAATCATCCGCTGGAACAACGGACAGTAAAAAAAAACAACTAAAAATTGAGAGCCAGAAAAGCAAAAGAAAAGAGCCGCCGAGCCACCCAACCTCAGTCCTTCGGGGCTGAGGTTAGGTCAAGTAGGAGGAGGGTATTATGTCAGCATTCGTGAAATACATCTTGAGTTTCAAGAACGAGGACTCGGCGTGGGGAGATGTCAGCAAGGACTTTGCCCACGAGCAATGCGAAGTCAAGCGGGGCTGGGGATACAAGAAGGTCAAGACGCATCTAGAGGAGAAAGGTGCCTGCGATCGGGTCTTGGTGATCCTGGATGAGATGTGGGAGATGTTCACAAGCCAAAGGACGGAGCGGACCGAAACCCGCAGGGCGTGAACGGGAGTATTGGTGCGGGAGTAATACGGCTGAAAAACAAAAAAAACAAAAAACGAAAACTGAAAAACTAAAAATGTGGTGGCGGGTGGCGACCAATATCCCCCCAAACCTCCCATCCATTTTTTTAGAAATCTTGGCTGGAATTAAAGTCTAACTTGCCGCATTCGTGACGCTCCCTGATAAGGGCATATTCACTAACCTTGTGCTCAAAGAAGTTCGTTTTGCCTTCCAGTGCGATCATCTCCATAAACGGGAACGGGTTCTGTGCCTGCCACAGTTTCGGCACGCCCAGTTGCTGACAGAGGCGATTAGCGACGAAGCGGATGTATTGCTTCATCAATTCATCATTCATACCTATCAAACGGCAGGGCAGGGCTTCAGTGATGAACTCCTCCTCAATCGCTACACCGTCCTTAATGATTTGATGGACTGTATCTGCGTCAAGTGGTTCCAGTTGTTTATAGTAGGCGACGGCGAAGTCGCAGTGAAGCCCTTCATCACGGGCGATGAACTGGTTGCCGAGCCCCAGCACGGGGCAGATGCCACGAGACTTGAGCCAGAAAATGGAGCAGAAAGCACCGCTGAAAAAGATACCTTCGCACACCGCAAAAGCGATCAAGCGTACCCTGAAATCGTCGGCGGACTTGATGTACTTGATACACCAGTCCGCCTTCTTTTTGATTGCTGGATAGTTGATGATCGCATTAAACAGTTCTGCCTTTTCCTGTTTATCGTGAATGAAACTGTCTATCATGTTCGCATAGACTTCCGAGTGGATACCTTCCATCGCAATTTGGAAACCATAGAAGAGTTTCACAACTGCGGATGTGGACTCCCCATAGAACCTCAAAGCCAAGTTTTCAGCGACGATTCCATCAGATCCCGCAAAGAACGCCAAAATGTGCTTGATGTAGTAGCGTTCATTATCATTCATCTTTTCCCAGTCTGCGTGATCCCTCTGCTGGACCTGAACTTCGCCGGAAACCCAAAAAGCGGTGATCGCCTTCTTATACAGGTCATAAAGTGGCATGTCCTTCGGCTCAATAGGCAGTAAACAGTAGGACATTTCTTAACGGGCATAAAAAAGCCAAGCGTCCTATACGCTCCGATTTTACCTCTGGATTCAATATGGATACCAGAGTTTACCATCCACGTTACTACTACGTCAGCGACGAGGGTGTCCAAGCAAAGCCCATCCCGCTAGACTACGCTCCATCGGCTTCATTAAATCTGTCGCTATTTGATAGAGACGAATGGCAGCAGATAGTATCCACGGAGAAATCTCATGGAACGAGAACCTGGAGCAGTATTTCAAAAGCACGGGTGAAAAAGCCCACGGTCTTGCTTGGATACACAAGAAAGGGGAAGAGATATACAGTTCTCGTAAGGCTTGGATAGATTTGCCGGTGATTGTGATGAGTTCTGTTGTGGGCTTCTGTAGCGTTGGGTCTACCAGCATCTTCGTGGGGATGCCCGGCGTAGCATCGCTTACGCTCGGCGTGGCTTCCTTGATCGTTTCGGTTTTAAACACGGTTGGGTCGTATTATGGACTTGCGAAACGGGCTGAGGGTCATCGTCTGGCGTCAATCCAGTATGCTCGGCTGTACCGGTTCTAAAGCATTGAACTGTCGTTGCCACGGGATCAGCGGATGACTGCTCATGACCTGCTGAAGTATACCAAGGACTCGTATGAAAGGCTTCAGGAGATTGCTCCATTAATTCCTCCTGAAGTTCAGGCAGAGTTTCATCGGAAGTTTGATTCGGTTCAGGATGTGGAGAAGCCGGAGGAGTTGAACGGTCTGTCTCATGTTCAGGTGTATCAAGAAGCAGTCCATATTGTATCGCCACGTCCCGATCCGACTTCTCAAACACCGGTTTCGTTCGCATTAAAAACGAATATACCCTCATCGGAATTGCCAGTCGCTGAGGTAAGGCGTCCGGTTTCGCCTTCGCCTTTGCCTTCTGTGGTTTCGGCGGTTCAAACGGATCAACCTGTTTCCGTGCCCGCCGTGCCACAGTCTTCAGAGCCTCCACAGGAAACCCACTGACCTGTGCTAATTGTTCCAAATCCATAAAACCAGTATCGGGTAGTAAATGTAGGGCGAGGAACTTTTCCCTGATTGTTTTCATTACTACTAATCAGAGAGAAATGCCTTACGTGATAAAACCCTACAAATATGCGGAGGGTCAGCGTGGCTACCGTGTATATAAGAAGGACACGGATCAAGCGTTTAGTCATCATCCTTTAACGAGGGAGATGGCTGAACGCCAACTTCGGGCGATCTACGCCAGTGAAGGGAGACACAGCAGGATGAGTATGCGTGGTGGTAGCCAGACAGCAAAGGATGAAGAAGAGGATAAAGAAATCCTTGAGTATCCGCTGTCGGATGGTGATATCCGCAAGTGTCTACCAGACCTCAAGATTATTTCTTATCCAGATTTGAACGACATGTCGCATATTGAAGAAGCATTTGACTCTTACGGTAGGTGTTTAATTCTCTACCTGACAGAGAACGAGCACACTGGACACTGGGTTTGTATGTTGAAGAAGGGCGGGGTGATTGAATATTTTGATCCGTATGGGGGATACCGCCCTGACGAGGAGGGGAAGTGGCTTTCAAAAACCAAGCGTGAAGAGTTGGACCAAGACTACCCCACATTGACTAATCTATTAAGAGCCAGTAAATATAAACTCGTGATTAATCCTTATCATCTTCAAAAAGATAAGGGGGACATTTCTA